TCCATTCCGCCACGTCGCGTCGAAGCGACCATCTGCCGTACAGATGCGTGCCTATCACGATGGCGACTTATCAGTGCCTTGCCTCTACTAGCCTTGCCTCGCCTCGCCATGCCCTGCGCCGCCTCGCCTCGCCCTGCCCTGCCGCGCCTAGCCATTCCTAGCCGGGCCCCGACCAGCCGCGCCCCGCCTTGCCCCGCCCTGCCTCGCCGTGCCGAGCCTGGCCAATCCCCGCCGTGCTCAGATCACAAATCAATCTTGAACTGCTCGACCTCGTACCGTCCGAAGAACGGGCGGAACGTCCCTACTCCAAGCATCCCGCCCATCGTCAACGCCTGTCGAAGATTCTCTAGCGAGCAATACTTGTTTTCGATGTATTGCATCGTGAACTGAAGATTCCACGGCGTCGCCACGACGGGACGATGCTTCGGGTTGGGGATTCCGCCCTTCACTCGCGCAACGGTCTTGTGTTCGTAGACCTGTTCGTTGAAACCTTTGAAAACGATCGGCCCGTCTTCATCGCAGATCGGAATCTCGAATGGCGTGATGGTGACGTAGCTCGCCATCCCTAGTCCGATCGTCTTCCCGTTCTTCCCGAAGAACTGGCGGCACACGCTCTTCGTGTTCTCCGCGCAGAGCATTGAGAAGAGGTTGACGGCGGGAAGTGTCAAACGCCGTTGACTGTCGAGGTACATCTTCTCCGCGACCGGCAGTTGGGTGCTGTTGTCCCCCGCGTACCGATCGAACATCAAAGGCCGAACGCCGATGAGTTTGCACGCAATCGAAATCGCCGCTGTCGCTGTCGTAGCCATATCTCTTTGCCGCTTCTGCGGCCTCCGTTGGGGAAACATCAAACCACTCGCCACGAATCTTTCGTGACGCAAAATGAACGTGTAGCCCGCACTCAAGCCGCACCTCGTCGTCGCATTCAATGCGAGCAAAGACGTGCAGTTCTTCGTGATTTCCGACCTGTAACTGTCCTTTCCTTGTTGATGGATTGAACGATCGGCCGATTTTTGTCGGCCCTCGGTCGTTGCTCGCGATTAGGTAAACGAAACCCATGCCTTGCCTTTCCATGCCATGCCCCGCCATGCCGTGCCCCGCCGCGCCCGGCCAAGCCGTGCCATGCCACGCCATGCCTTGCCGCGCCGGGCCGTGCCCCGCCACGCCCGGCCGCGCCGGGCCGTGCCGTTGGTGTATTCACGTCGCCACCCTCCAAAGCCTCGCCCCCGCCGTCCCGTGGCCTTTTCTCCGGGCCGCGAATCCGACCGACACGATCTGCTTGTCCTTCGCCAACTTTTTGAACACGCTCCCGAAAGCCCTCGCGTCGTGCGGCACCAGGCCCACCCGCTGGCAGTGATCCACCAGCTCCTCGCCGGTCATGGCTCGCCCGCTCTTAGTGAGAGCCTCGAGGATCGCCGCACGGGCCGCGTCGGTATCGAAGCCAGCCACACGCACGGCCTTCGCGGTGCAGGCCGCCGCAGCGAACAGCGGCATCGACGCGATCGCTTGGTCGGTTGTTTGCAGCGTCATGGTTAGTCCCCCGTCCAGTTCGTGCCCGGTCGCGGGCCGGCGTAGCCGAGTTGCTGTTGCGTGTTGCCCCACCGCTTGAACCAGGCCGCACGGACGGCAAGCTCGTCGGCGTATGGCCTTTCCAGTTCCATAGACTCCATAGCCACCGCATTGGCGATCACCATCGCGGCATGGCGGTCGGCCGCCGTGTTGATGGCTTCGATTGCGTCCTCGATAGTCATGCACCACTCCTTGCGGCAGCGATCACCGCTTCCAGGTGCTCCTGGCCGTAGTGCCAGTGGCCGTGATGCTTTACCTTGGGCTTCGGAAGGTGTGCGATTGCCATCCGCACCTCGTAGCGCGTGAACCGGCGGTTGGCCGCGGCCGTGCCGGCCGCGATCAAGTCGCTACACCGCACCCACGTCCTGTGGCGGTCGCCACGAAGTTGCATGAACGTCACGTCGCCCACGTTGCAGCTCATGGGGTCACCTCGCCCAATGACCGCACGAGTTCGCGGGCCGACTCGTAGACCGTTCGCATCCGCTCACGCTCCTCCACGAGTCGCGTGATCGTGTCCTGCAGCCGCTCGATTTCAGCGTCGTGCCATCCAAAGATGGCTTTCCGTAGCCAGTTCATGCTTCACAATCCTTTGTGTGTGTGCCGCGTGACGTGCGGCTGACGGTCGGAGTCACCGGCCATGCTGGTGGAGTACGCCACCCGGCCCCCGGCTGCGGAGTTATGTCGCGACCACCGCGTGCGCTCTCCCCGCGGCCGATGAATCTGCAGCCGCTACGGCCGGGAGCGGCCGGCGAAGTTCCTCGATCAGTAGGTCAATGCGTCGGCGACGTTCTTCCAGCGTCTTCGCCGCGGCCTCGTCGGCTTCCTCGCGGGTGAAGAACCACTCGCCGGCCATCACTTCAAGTACGAAGCCGTAGTCGGCCTTCACGAAGACTTCGTCCCCGACGAGGACCGTCTGGCCGGTCTGCCGGAAATACTCAGTCACCGGGAAGTTGCTTGCCACCGTGCGAAATACTTGTGCCATTGGGTTTCCGGCTCCTAGAAGGGAATGTCGTCGTTGGGTGCGTTGCTGGCCGCGTCGGCCTTCTGCGTCGGCGTGCGGTTTGGCAAAGCCTTGGCGACCGGCACGGTTACCGTAGATGTCGACGGCATGAACCCGTTGACGTAGACGCGCTGGTTCCCGTCCTGGTCGAGCACCGGCACGCCGTCCTTCACGGCCCGCTGTGTCTTCACGACGAGCACCTGTCCCACGAGAACGTCGTCGAGGTCAGCGTCCCACGGCCGCCCCAGCGACTCGTTGAGATTCATCGCGGCCTTCTGATCCCGCTTCTCGTTTGGGTTCAACCACTTCTCAACCTCGTCGTAGGAGTCGTTCGTATCTCGGAAAGTGATGATGAGAAACTGGGTTCCAGTCTTCTTGGCAACGACGTCCTTGATCTTGGTGATCGCCATCTCGTGCTCCCCGTCGGGGATGATGGACGATGCGAAATCATCTTCACTGAATCGGTCAAACCTCACGTCTGCACCTCTGGGGTATGGGCCTTGTTTCCGATCCGCACGATGCGGTCGGCGTCACCTACCAGGGCGTCGTCGATAAGCGACTTGGCCCGATTGAAACTCATCGCTCCACGCTTGAACGCCACGACGGCGTCCTCAACGATTTGCATGGCGGCCGTGTGGGCTGCCTCTGCGCTACGGTCGTCGTCGCTGTGGCTCATGCGGGCACCTCCTGCGGGTCGATTTGCTCGTGACGCTTGTTGATCTCAACGTCCAGCTTGTTCCGCTGGCTCTCGGTGAGGTCTCCGGACGTTACGGCCCTGTCGGCCTCGTCGGAGATTTGCCCCAGCTCCTCAACGGTGATGGCGGCCCTGACGCGGTCGAGCCAGCCTGGCTTTGCCGGCTGTGCTGGCTCGATGCCAGCGAATAGCGAAGACAACGAATCGACGGACATGGCGACTTCCGGCGGCAGCCCGTAGCGATTCTTCGCGTCCCACGCTGCAGACCGTTCGCAGAACAGCCTCCGCTCCTTACCGCCACGCCCGCGGAGCTTGCCGTCGTCGCCCTCGACCACGCGGGTCTTGAAGTTGGCGAACAGGACTGCGTCGGCCCACTCAAGGAGTTTCGGGGCCACCTTGGGCCGCATCTTGAGTTCGTAGCGGTCGTAGGCTTCCTCGAGGTCTGGCGGCGAAACTCTCTTGACAACACTGTGGGCAACGAACACGACGTTGATGCCACGCTCGACGAGGGCCGTGCAGTCAGCGAGCATCGACGAGAAGTTCTTCGCGATCAGCGAGCCACCCTGCCCGTATGGAAGGTCGTCCGGGTGACGCTGCTTCTCGTCCTTGCTGGCTAGGTAGAGGCAAAGCAGTTCCTCGGCCCAGTCACCAGAATCCACGATGATGGTCTGGTAGCCCATCGGTTCTCGTGCCAGTGATACCAGGGTGCCCTTGAGCGTCATCCAATCGCCAACCTCGACTCGGTGGCAGTCGATAAGCCGACTGCCCTTCTCGGTGTCGAGAATCAGCGGATTCGGAAACGATGCCACCAGCGTCGTCTTTCCGACTCCAGCCGGCCCGTGAACCACAACCTTCGCCGCCGCCCGCTGAATGCCCTTCGTGATCTTCATATCTGGATTCCTTCCTCTTGAGCCCATCTCTCCATCTCACTCACGGCCGTCCGGACCATCCGCACGTCGCCGTCAAAACTTCGACTCTGACCTTCGACCGCACCGACACTCGTGAGCATCAGTCGTGCAGCCCGTAACAACTTCAGCGCCCGGCAAATGCCCAACGCGGCCTTGCCGTCCACTACCTTCACACTCGCCCGTTTCGGATCCACTCCGCTCGGCATTTGAAACCTCCAGTTCGCTCCTTCGGATTGACACATGACGCGGTGCGTCGATTCCGATCCGTACCACCGGCTGGTAGCCGTCGACCTTGTAGATCGCGGTGACTAGCACCGTGATGTCCGGGCCGATCTGGATCGCTTCGTCAACGCGACGACTGAGAACTAGCACCGCCTACTCCGTTTCTTGGCCGGTTCGCCAGCCTTGGCTCGCCGGGGTTGCTCCTGACAATGCCCCGCTCCGCGGGGCTCCTTTCCGCCGCGATCCGTCGCGGCGGCATCCGTGAACGATCCGCTGATTGCCTCGCCGTACCACGATTTTCCGGTGCGGTCCTGCCGGATTCGCACCTCGGCCAGCCGACGCATGGCGTCCGGCTCGTCGCACAGCAGTCCGGCCACACGGTCTGCCAGCGTTTCCAGGTCGGAGATCGCTTCGCGAGCCATGTCGTGTACGGCCTCGAGGTCGCCCAACTGCAGCCGCTTGTCGATGTCCAAATCGATCGTCTCGTTGAGCGGCAGCCGCCGCGTGCAGAAGCCCCTCGCGGTGAGTGCCCGGATCATCAGTCGGTGGGCTACTGGTGCTATGTCGCTCGCAGCGGCACGGACAGCGTCCGCACGTTGACCGGGGCGGCATCCGGCGGGGTGTAGTCGCACCGCGTCACCCGACGCCGGTACTCCTCGTCCGGCGACCAGCTCATCCGGATCGCGGACGCGAGCAACTGGATGGTTGGCTCGGTTGGGTCGGCGTGATCTTGCTCCCGCTCGCGGTAGCTTCTTGCGTTGTCCATCTCGGCCTCCTCGTTCTTTGAGGGCGGCCAGCGATTTGCGTCTTGCAGTCATCGGCGGTTCCCTCGCCTATTGGTCCTGCCGATCACCGTGATCGGCTACTGGTTCTCTCGGGTGGGCCAACTGTACCTATGTTCACCGGTTGGTCAAACGATTTTTTTTCGCGTGGCGCTCGGCGGAAAGCAGTGTTTGGGGAGTTGAAATCTTGGGTCTGCGAGTCTGTGCGGTGTCGTACATACGTCAGCCAAAGAATGCCGACGTTGAACGGCGGGTGCTGTTCGTCGTCGGCGGCGGGATTGTACGGTAGCGTACAGACCGGTCAAGGGCAGTTCGGATTTTTTCTTGTGACCGCTGGAATCACGCTACTTCTTGCGTGATCGCGGGCCTCGCGGGCCGCCGCCGAGGGCAGGATCGAGGCTGGCGTCGTAGCTGCGGATGAACTTGTCGACTTCGTCTTCGTCAAACACCCAGGCTCGAGCACCGAGCTTGCGTCCTTTGAGCATCCCGTCGATCGCGAATCTTCGGACGCTGGCTGACGCGACGCCCATGAGCTTCGCCACGTCGGCGGTGGAGAGGACTTTGAGGTGGGAGTTCGCCATGACCATGTTTCCTATCGTACATACCCCGTTGCGACAGTCAAAAACGTCAAAACTGGAACCCTGCCCGGCACTTTCGTAGAGTCGAAGTGCCGGGCAAGGTTTCTACTGGAGGCGAGGGGAGTCGAATACCTAGGAGGGGTAATGTACGACCGTTCACTTCTGGGGCAGACTGCTCGGCATAAACACCAAGAGGGTAGATGCCATGAATGCCATGACGGTCAGAGAGCTGACTGCGAAGTATGCGAGGGTTCGCGAGCTTAGTCCGAAGACTCGAGCCCTATACGAGATGATGTGGAATAGGTTTGAGAGGTTCCTGCAGAGACCGGCTACGATCGCCGACTTGAACGTCGACACGGTTGCCGAATACATCGAGTGGCGGAAGTTGACGCCGGGATGGAGGGGCCGCGTGCCGAAGCCGGCGACTGTGAAGCGGGATCGGAATATGATCCGAGCGACGTGGGAGTACGCGGCGAGGCGGAAGTTTGCTGACGACTTTCCCGAACTGCCGACAGTGCGGGTGCCGGAGTCGATCCCGACAGGTCGAGCCTGGACTGCTGAGGAGGCGTCGGCCTTGATCCGGCAGGCGAAGAAGCGGATCGGACACGTCGGCGGGTTGCCAGCAAGCTGGTGGTGGCCGACGCTTCTATACGCCGCGGCCTGCACTGCGGAGCGATTTGAGGCGTTGACCAGCATCAAGTGGGCACAGGTCGATCTCGATCGGCACACAATGCTGTTCCTGGCACACACTAGGAAGGGATCGACCAGAGACATCGTGCGGTCGATTAGGCCGCAGCTTGCGGAGATGCTCGCCGAGCACCGCCGCGGAGACGATGATCTTGTCTGGCCGTGGGATCGGAAGAGTCGGTCACAGTGGGCATCGCTACAGGTGCTTTGCCGAACGGCCGGCGTGGAGTATCGCGGTCGAGGATTCCACGGTTTTCGCAGGATGGCGGCGAGTTTTGCGGCGGCCAAGTTTGGCCGTGCCGCGGCGACGGAACTGCTGGATCACTACGATCCCCGGCTTCAAAGGGTATATGTAGATCCGGTTATCTGTCCGCCGGCGTTCGACTCGCTCGCGGGGTTGCCCGAAATCGACCTCGGAGACGGGGCTGGCGTTTGATCTGCGGGGCGTTTGGCTACGA